CTATCAGCCATCATATTTTCATCTACTGCCATTACTGCACCTTTAATTCCTGAAAAATCTGGATCACCACCCATACTTAATCCTACTCTACCACCAGCTCTGTATCCTGCTGATGAGATTGTTTCTGTAATTTCGTCTTCAGTAAATCCGTATTGTTGCATCGCTAATCTAATTGCACTTGCTCGTGCTGCGCTGTCTGCACCTTCTTCTAGTGCTCCTAATGCATCATCTATAATTTGTTGTTTGTTAAATCTTCTAGTTTCCGCAATACCTAAATCCATAGTTCCTTGTGTAAATGGAATAGATAATGCTTTAGCTCCTGCTTTACTAAATATACCATCTGCTGCTAAACCTTCAGATAAACCAATTAATTTATCTGAACCTTTACCTAAAAATTCTAAACCACTTTTTGTAATTCCTGAATCCATACCAGCGGCTTTAGTTCTTAAAATATCACCTGCACTTTGTTGACTTACAACACCTTTTGTTCCAAATTCATTAACAGGGTTTGCTGCGTTAGCTCCACTTCCTGGCGCCGATAGCGCACCAATACCAGAAGCGAGTGCTAATGATAATGCATTAAAATCTCCTTCACTTCCTTCTTGCGCTAGTTGAGCTCCAAGATTTAAACCACCAGATACTAAAGCTCTTTGTAACATACCAGTACCCATAATACCTGGAGCCATAAATGGTGCGGCTGCAGCTAAAAATGGTAATGCTGGTTTGATTTCATTCGGTACTATCTTATCTAGTACTCTTGAAATAGGTCTAGTTATCTTTTTTAAAAATCCCATAGTTTCTCTTTATTATGCTTGTTGACGGCAAGTTCGCAAAGCTTGTAAATAGGCGAGTGTATCACAATTTACAGGCTTTTTAACCATTCGTCAATCGCTGATATTAAATCCAGCGCCTATCTTTATCTCTTCTACAGTCACATTTACATCCCTTCGTATATGCTCTGCTTTGGTATCTGTATTAGCATCTTGAACGTCTGCTAAAGCCTCGGCATCTGACATATATTCTTGGCCTGTTTCTGTGTTGGTTAATGTTACTTCACATTTAGGTGTAATTACTGGCACTCTTTTACCATTAATTGTTTCATACCTAACAGAAGCTTCTGTTTCTATAAACGGCATTATCTATCCTCCCTGTTAATTTCTAATATAGATGCAATAACATCTACATTACCACTACTTGCTTGTACCTTTAATATCTCACTTTCTTGCATAATTAAAGGTTCAGTCAAAACTTGTTCTTTTTCGTTAGCACTTAAACTAATATTATTGTCTATTACAAATGCTGTACCTGCTGCATTAGTCAATGTTGCTTTAACAACTGCTGCACCAGCATTATCTTCTACAACTAATAAAGATTTTACAATAGCTCTTGAGTTTGATGGTACTGTATACAAAGTTGTATTGTCAGTATTAGTTAAACTTACTTTATCATTTTTATATATATTTGCCACTAGCCTAATCCTAACCAAGTAAATCGTTCTTGATCTTCTTTTTGTTGTGTTAAGTATGTAGAGTTTAACTGTTCAATAATTGTAGTTAACGCTCTATTAATTTGTCTTTGGTTATCTTCACTATATTCTTTTTTAGGTTCTGGTAATCTTACTACGACTTTTGTCATTAACCTCTCCTTCCATCTGGTTGTAGGTCTACCTGAAACGTACCAAATCTCCACGATTCAGCTACACCTGTGTTTTCTATTTTTATGTTTGCATATCTTCCTCTAGCTCTAGTGTCAACTTTAGTTGTGCTTGAATCTATTATAAAAGGACTTAATGCGGTTTCTTGATCATCATCAGCAGGAAAATCTTTTATAGATAAGGTAATTTGATTATTACCTGCTAGTACTTTAAAGTTAGGCAAAAATCTACGCATAGCTAAAAAAACTTCACTTTGATCTTTTTGTAATGAAAAACTAAATGATTGTATAAAAGAAGTAAGAGTAGTTACACTACCGTCAGGATTTACTTGATCGGTCCCCGTCTCGTGTTCAAAGAAAACTGTTTGACCTAAACCTGTTTCACCAATTATTTGTGGAAATGTACCAGTGTTAGAACTATTATAAGCTGTAGCATATGGTTTAGGATATACTAATGAATCAATCCAAGTTGTTCTAATTGAATTTGTATTTGTACCTGTATACCAATTACCCATAGGTAATCGCGCATTGTTTTGACCGTAGTTATAAACTACATATCTATTATTAAAATCAGATCCAGATGTTGGATACCACCATACTACTTCTGTAAATAAATTATTAATACCTGCATTTACTTGTTGACCTTTTGTAGTGTCTGCATTGTCATACACAAAATCTTCAACAGAACAAGGTAATGTATTTACTGTACCATCGAATGAGAAGAAACCATTATTACCCATCCAGTAAGCAACACCATCAATCTCAATAGCTGCGTTCTTACCAATCAATCCACAGTTTGTACCAACCTGTTCAAATCCAAAAGTAAATGGAGCTCCAACAAATTTCATTGTATATAGCGCATTGTCAGTCCATATCAAAATATTTTCTTTTGCAACTAGACCACCCATAATTTTTGTACCGTCTTGTAGTCTTTGAGTACCAGCTGTATTAGTTGCTTGTGGTGTATATTTATTAATACTTTCGTCTTCAGAAAATCTTATAAACATATCGTCTTGTGTAGTTGGACTTCCAATAGTTGTTTCTGTTCCAAGGTGAATTAAGTGACGTGTTGTTGGTGATATTAGTGTTACTCTTGTTGCAGTAGGATTACCGCTGTCTGTTGCTGCATCTATTCTTGTTTCAAATCCAGATGTTAACATAGACGATCTTGTTGTAAGTCTAGCTGTAATTCCTGCATTCCAAGTAAAAGTTTTACCGTTTGCAATTGTTGCAACTAATACTTCACCAAAATTACTTAATGACCAAAGTCCTGGTTCTAGTGCAACAGTAGATGCTTCTACTGCATTACCAAAACCTGTAAAATCTGTTGCGTTAGTAACAATAGCAGCATCACTGTGAGCTTGTCCATTTGATGTACCAAATGTTGCTGTTCCTAATGCACCTCTAGTTATACCTGTTAATTCAACACCCGCTACACCAGTATAAGTTATTAATTCATTGCCAACGGCTATTGTTCCTGCTGTTGGAAAACCTGTTGTGGATGTTAATCTAATTTGTGTTGCTGATCCGTTGTTACCATTTGTATCCGCGCTCAACGCTCCGTCTAAATCGTTTTGTAAAGCACCGGTAATTGTACCACCATAATTTCCAACACCAAAACCATAACCATATGTTTGTGCTGCTGGGCCTACTGTTTCATAAACCTTAACTGTCATTGTACCACCTGTTGATACAGCGGCACTTGCTTGATTTAAAGAATCAATTGTAAAAGTTGTAGGAGTAGGAACTGATAATACCTGAAATAATTTATCTTCAAAATCACTTGCATTTAATCCTGTACCACTTGGTAAAGTAACAGATGATAATTCTATAATATCTCCGACAGATAAATCGTGATCACTCGTGGTTGTAATTGTACAAGTTTTAACAGATGTACTATTTGTAGCTAATGTTGAACTAGTTAAAGTATCTACAACTCCTGCATTACTACATCTAAAAGGTGTAATATCAAAAAGTTGTCCTTCAAAATATAAAAGTAAAAATTTATCTGTACCAAGGGCCACATATCTATTACCTTTGGTATCCACAAAAGCGTGTTGTTTTCTAGCTACACCTACAATAGAATCGTTAAGTAAAGATTGCCAACCACCAACTTTTTCTGGTAGGCCGTATCTAAATCTAACATTATCGGAGTCAACCCATCTACCTTCTGCGCCAACACTTGTGTCTTGTTTGTCAATTCCTGGAGCAAACTTAATTTGAGTAAGCATTAATTACTCCTATGCTGTGTTAGTTTTAAATTGCCAGCCTTTATTAGAACCAGTGTAGAAAAGTGTGACTGATTGATTATTTGTTGTAAGATCTTTTGAAGCAGCTGTGCCTTGAATTTTATCTGATCCATTTGGTGCTACAACACATTTGTTTGTTGCAAAACCATTAGATGCAGATACATCCATAATAATTATTTCATCTCCTATTGATCCTGCTGGTAAAGTAATTGTTACAATATTAGCTACAGTGTCTACACCAATTTGATCTCCAGGAACCGCTGTATACGCAGTTTTACTAGCAGCAGTTACTGTAGTAAATCCTTTTTCAAGCATACCTAATGATGTTGCCGGTACACTACCTCTAGAATAAACTAAAGCTGTTGCACCTTCTGGAAGAGGTACTTGAGTTCCTGCACTTTGACCTGTTGTAAGTAATGTTACTGTAAAACTATCTGAAGCTAAACCTCTTGTAGTTCCGTCTTCTACAAAAAATACTCTGTTTGCATTACCACCTGTTGTTGATGCAGGCATTGTTAAACTAGCATTACCAGATAAAGTACCTACAACTTTAATATAAATATTTTTACCGTTTGCAGTTGCTGAACCATCAGATAAATCTAATGTAACATTACCAGTGCTTAAAGTTACTTCTACATAACCTGATACTGCTTGTTGTAATAATTGTAAATTAGTGTTTGTAATTGATCCCCATAGACCGGCTTTTTCACCTGTTGCTACAAGTTCTAATGATAAATCTGTTGAAAATGTTGATGCCATATTAGTACGGTTTTATTGGTGTCCAAACCATTGTTGCTCCTGGTATTATATCGTTCCACGTAATAACTCCTGGTTC